CTACCACTTCGTCGTCCTCCTTCTTCGGTTCGGGTTCAACCGGCGCGGTCAGCCGCGCCTTGAACTTGCGCCACAGGCTCTCATCACGCACCCACGGCTCGGGACAGTCCTTGCCGGTGACATCATAATGCCGCACGACATGATCCACGTCGATGCCATACTTATCCATCAGCCAACGCACCAGCTCAACCGTGCGGTCTACCGTCTGGGCGGTAATAACGTACTTGCCGTTTACCTTGTCCGAGCACATCTCCACACCCAGGCTGTTGCGGTTCATGCAGATATTGTGGAGCGGGTGATGCGAGCTTTCCAGAGGACCGCCGCAGTGCCATGCACCGTCTGTATCGCGGACAGATTGCACAACACTGTGCTCATCGACAAAATAATGCGCCGATGCCTGCAAGCCGCTGTTGTTGTGGAAATACTGCGCATTGTTCATCGCCGTATCGCCGTTGCCTGCCGTATAGTGTACGACAATATACTTGATACTGTTGCCGCCTCGGCCGGAATAGAAATTGCTCGAGTCAGCCTGCAGAAACGGAATATTCGTCATAGCGCACCTCACTTTTCGAGCGGCACGGTGTACGACTTTGCCCTGTCACTATCGGTCAAACCGCTGGTAGTCGGGTCGTTAAACGCCGACCAGACGTTGCACGCGATCAGAAACAGACAGTACGGATTTGCCGCCGTGGCCTTGATGATCTGCCACACGCCCACCCAGGTGGTCATGTCCGCGGCGGTCAGCCCGGCATAGGCCAGAGCCGTTGCGAACGCGCCGAGGGCGATCTGCACCCAGAATACCGGGTTCTTGATTCTGATTTTCCAGTTCATAAAAAGCCTTCCTTTCTCAGTTCAAACCAAGCTGCTGCGCGATATAACCGATGAAAATACCGACGAGCGCCGTCGCGCCGTAGGCCACGATCTTGCGCCACATCGCGCCGTCGCGGTCCTCGAGCGTCTCCAGCCGCCTCCCCTGCTTTTCCTGCTCCTTGACCATGCTCTCGATGCTGGAAGCCAGCTTGCTGACCGAGGCGGTCAGCTGGTTGAGCTCCCGCATATTGTCCTCCAGCAGCTCAATGCGCTTATCCTGCCGACGATTTTCTTCCTCGAGCCGTCGGCGAAACTCTTCGTGCTCGGCACGAGAGATCGGATTATCCATAAAACCTCTTTTCCCTCGAGGCGCAAAAACGCCCCGGTCTGTCGTTCTTGACAAAGCCGGAGCATATGCTATAATATAACCAAAGGGACGCTGTTACAGCAGTCAGGCCCTCATGCAGTCGATCTATTTAAGATGACCGTTTCGGTGCCAGCCGGACGGTCATCGCGCTTTTATACAGAAAATGTACAGCAATACTGCCGCACATACAAAAAGCCTAAATGCTTTCTTCTGCACTCGCGCCACCCCCTTCCTGCCGCAGACTGCGGGAAAGGAAAAGAGGGCCTGACCGCCATATGTAACAGCGTCCGCTCGTATTATAACATACGCCGCCGAACCCTGTCAACGAACCGCCTTACGAGGCGGTTTTTGTGTTTTTATGCGTCCTTCGTACCGCCGAACTCCGCCGGAACGAGTTCCGGCATGCCGCATTCCTCTACGAGGATTTCCGCAACCTGCTTCTGGAGCTTCTTCGGTACCCGCTCGAACTCACACTTACCCAGGATAACTCTCTGAGAAAATAACATTGCCATCAATGAAAACACCCTTTCAAAACGTTCTCGAATATTGTTGATTAACTTACGCATAGACGATTTCCGCCATTTCAGCAATGCAGTCCTCGTAAAAAGATTGCTGATCGGCAAGAGCGGAAACCTGCTGCTTGAGCAGCTTGTTCTCGGCCTCGAGCTCCGCGTTGCTCATCGGTGTCGGCTTGACCTCCGGCGCCGGGTGCTCCTGCTCCCATGCGGCGATCTCGTCGGCCGTGGCGGTCTCAGCCCACTGACTGCCGTCCCAGATCGGCGAAATAAAGCCGGTGCTGCCGGCGTGTGTCCGCATAACCGGCGGCGAGGCATCGACAAGCTGCTCGCCGTCCTTTAAGGTGTAGTTCTGCACCTCCTCGACCTGCTCCGTGCCGCCATCCTCCAGCGGCTTGTCACGGATTTTTACGAGCACGTAAGTCACGTGCCTGCCCTCAGCGTCGATGACGCTGCAGTGCTTTTCATTGTTCATTTTCATCATCCTTTCTCAAATTTTAAGGGCGCCTACGGCAAAGCGACCCTTGATGCTGTACCCAAAGGCGCTGGATGTGCACAAAATTACTAGCGGGCAGCTGTACTGGTGCGATGCTGATACAACAAACACACCTTATAAAACTGGACTGACAGAATATCAGCAAGGCGTGGCTTTATGCACTGCACGCTCGGCAGAAGAAAAATGGTGTTCCATCATCTATATATCGCATGCAGAAAAAAGTATATGGATCCAAAGCACCGATCAAGGCGGATGGACAAACTGGGTGCAGTTAGCTAAATGTGAAACACCAGAGATACATGAGCTACCATTGGCCAACGGCTGGCTGACATACGGAGAAGGGCTGTGCTGGTACACTCGTAACCAGTTCAAGGAGGTAACTATCGGAATGCTATTACGCAGCACATCGGCGCTTACTAGTGATGGAGCTCAGTTTGCTACATTACCGGAGGGTTTTCGACCCAAAGTAACGGTAATAGTACCAGTAAACGCCACAGCGAATGACTACAGTCATTCAGCTTGTCATGTTACCATCAATCCGGATGGCGGCGTTTATCTGCATTTTGATACATCGTCGCTGTCTGGAAAGACTGTACTTCAGCTGATCTGTCCGGTTTTCCATTACCCAGTCAAATAGGTAATTTCTCCATAAACCCAGTTAATGCGTGCATCAGAACCGCAAAACCACATTCGGCCGTCTGGCTCTATGTGCAGCTCTGCGGCCGGTAATCCGTTACCGAAAGATTTGCCGTCGCCGCCAACAGCCGCAGCGATGACAATAGACGGTCTATACCCCTTGGGCATTGTGCAAATAGTTTCAGGTTCCGCAAATGCCGTACTCTCGCCTCGGAAGATGCAAAAGTTCAGGTGCACAATGCCCTCTTGGGTCTTGTAGTAGGTGTTGGCATATGATTGTGCTGGAAATCCACTTGCCAACGGCAGTCCATGCACTTCGGGTGGTGCGCAGATAGCAAGTCTCTCCCAATCATCCCAAAGTGTGGCTTCGTCGCGGTAACGTCGTATAAACAAGGCGTTCCACCGCATATCAAACCGCATTTGCATTCCCCATGGGCCTGATCTCCAACCAGGCAGTATGAGACAACCGCCAGAACCGTTAAGTTCAGAGTCTTTAGAGCCATCTAAGCTTAAATATTCGTATTTTACATGTTCTTTAAGGTTAATTCCGGTGCCTAGGTTGTCATTGTACCCAAGGCGCTTTGCCATAGCCGCCCCTACGTCTTCTTCGCTGTCGGGCATTTTGATATCGGCCGCCGTCAGCGTCACATCCTTCGCCAGCGCCTTCCCGTTCACCGTCCGGCTCGTCGGCACGAGCTTCGTGAGCGCGGTTTTCACGCTCTGCGCCCAGGCCTCGATCTTATCCCAGTTGTCGTTGAGCGCCGACTTGATGTTGAACGTCTGCGCGCCGTCCTTGTCCGGCTCGTATTTGAAAAGCTCGAGCAGCTTTGTTTTCAAACTCATTTTCTCACCTTCTAAAACGCAAAATCATGCATCGTGTGCCCCTGCAGCTCGTCGAGCGTCATACCGTCGACCTCGCGCACGAGCAGATAGCGATAGAGATAGCCCACCGCCAGATGGCACGGGATCGTGTGCTCCACCGCGTCCTGCAGCGCCGCAAGCTCGGTCACCTCGGGCACGCCATACGCGCCGACAAACGTCAGCACGATCACGCCCGCGGCAAAGCCGACGGAAATCTCGCCATTCTTCCAGCTGTCGCACACGCGCTGAAGCAGGTCAACGTCGCACTTGCCAGAGCCGCGCCACCGTGCAATCAGTGCCGTGCGGCGCTCCTCCAGCGTGCCGGTCGAGGCCAGTCCGGCGTCGCGCTCCTCAATGTCAAGCGCCCACGTCATACTGCCGGGGAACAGCTGCTGCGTAATGTCGAACATCTGCTCTCGCTGCGTGTCGTCGAGCGACTGGATCGCGGCAAGCAGGTCGCACACCCACTTGTCCGTGCGGTACGCCACCGGCAGGCTTTTCCGCATGTTGTCAAACTCAGCCATAGGTAATTGTCACCTCACCCAGTACCGGACACTCGCGCTCTGCGATTGCAATGTTCACGATGCCGCCGGACACCTTTAAGCCGGCATAGTCAATCACACCCGGCGTGTCCATGATGGCCGCGCCGATCTGTGCATAGCTGATGTAGTCCTGAGTAAAGACCGTGGCCGCCAGATACGCCGCAACGCTCTCCTTGATGCCGGATGTCAGGATGTCCTCGGTTACGGTGTCCGATTTGGACACCGTGCAGCTGACCGTAATGGCCTTGCCGGTTGCAGCAGTGACAAAGCACTGTGCGCCGATGGGCGCTTGTCCCCTACCGGCTCCCTCGCTGTCCGGGTCAATGTAGTCCTGCACCGACTTAACCAGTACAGGCGATGCAGGCTGACCGGCGTTGTCGGCAATTACTACATCAACCGTGTTAACACCCTGCACCCGCGGAAACACCTTGACATGACCGACACCGGCCACCTCAAGCGCCCACTGCATGTAGTGGTAGATGTTGCCCGACGTAGCAGGCGTGCGCAGCACGACCAGATACCGCGCATAATACTCGCTGTCCGACTCCTCGGCATAGCCGCCGCCGATCGGCTCAGGGTTATCGCACGAGGCAATGCCCTGCACCGCCACCGGCATCTGCGTGACGCTGTGCGCGGGCAGGTTGCCTGCCGTACCGTCCACCGTGCAGGTGACCGGTACAGTGCCCTCGCCCTCGATGGCTACGGTCTCGGTTGCGTAATACTGGACACCGCCGCCGGACTCAAACAACGTACCCTGCTCGACCGTGCCTGTGCCGGTGACGGTCAAGCGGCCGTGTGCAAAGGTCGCCGCCTTGCGCTCCAAGCCGGAGCGCGGATAGATGTAACGGTCAAGGGCGCTGTCGTGCAGGTTTTCTGGGTCAAGCTGCTGTTTGGCCTCGTCAATAGCTGTGTCCGTGCCCTCCATCCGCAGGCTGACTGCGGCTAAAAGGTCATAAGTCGGGAAACCGATGGTCTTTTGATAGCTTCCCGGCATATTGCCGAGCATCTCGGTTAAAATATCACTCGCTTGCGACATATGCGCTCACCTCCTCGCTCTCTCCGGTGTGCAGGCGGACCGTGAAGCGTACCTCCACGCCGCGCCGCACGCGGGTAAACTTAAAACTGTCAAGCGACCGGATAGCCGGACAGAACGCGGCGGTCTCCCGCACGTTACGCTCAATCTCGGCAAAAATCCAGCCCTCCGGCACGCGCCGGTCAAGGCTGACTGCCTCCACGCCCGGCTGGGTCGTGCCGCTCGTCCGGTAGATTGGGATTGCACCGGGCTTTTGCCGGAGCATCAGCTCCAACCACTGCTTGACCGCCTCCACGCCCTGCCGCTCCACCAGAGCGCCGTCAACCAGTGGGAAACTGCCCGAGCGCCCATCCTCGTGGAAGACAAACGCCGGAGAACGCCCAATGCTCTCCGCGACCTGCGCGGGCAGCTCCTCCGGAATGACCGGAAATACATCGGCCATAGCCGACACCTCCTATAAAGAATCTAAAACCAGCAGCTCACTGCCTTGCAGAATGGCTGCCGCCTGATTGCCGACTTTCCACTCTTTCGCCCGAGCAGTCGCGGTCATAATCAGGCCATCTCCCGTGCTGAACTGAAATTCCTTACTTACCACAGAAAAAATCAACTTGGGCGTTACCTGCAAGACCTCGGCACGATACCAGCCTTTGGGTAGGCTCTTTGCCGCTTTTCTCGCGGTGTTCTTGATGGCCAAAGCCATCTCTGTATCCCATGCCACTGGCACGCACTCCTTTCCACATCTTCCACAGTTTTATCCACAAGCATACAATATCTTGTGTTATCCCCACGGAGTACAGAAACCGGACACCTCACCATAGCTGCGCGTTACGCGCTTGACGCTGTTAGAACAGTTGCCCTCCACCGTCTCAAACGACGATGCTCCGGCAGAAATTACAATGCCGATGTGTCGGTCGCCCTGGATCATCAGATCACCCGCCTTGGGCTTGTAGCTTCCCGCCGCTCTGTACTTGCCGCGTGCCTTGAAATAGCTGCTCATATCGCCAACGTAGCCGTAGCTTGTCGGGATAGGTGCGCCGGACTTATACGCACACCAGCAAACAAAATAAACACACCAGGCGACACCGTTGTGACCGGCCCACTGGCCGTACTTGTTGATGTCCTTGCCGGACTCCTTGTACCCGACCTCGCCCAGTGCGGTGTTGACAAACGACACCGCGCTGCCCGAGCGATTGCCCGAGCCGCCGATGATCGCAGAGCCGTTTTTGCGTCCCCAGCGATTGCACTCGGCGTTGCTGCTCATCAGCAGGTCAAAGTGGTACACGCCGTTCTTGATCTGGATCGCGCCGCCGCGGTCGTTGACCGTGTAGGTCGTGCCGTCGAGGCTTGTGCCGGTGTCGCGCACCGTAATCTTGGTGCCAAACGGCACAGACGGCGGTGCGGCGCAGGTGTGCTTGCTTGGGTCGAGCCTGTTGCCCTGTGCATCCAGATAACCGCCTTCGAGCGCATTGTTGGCGGGATAGTAGGCCGTAAACAGGGCCTTGACGATCGTGCCGCCCGAGCCGCTGTCACTGCCGCCGGACAGATCGGGCAGGCCGAACACCTGCACCTTGTCCGTGCTGGCGGCCTTGATGGCTGCCGCGTCGGTCTTGCCCTCGGCGGCGGCTCTCACCTGCTCGAGCGCCGTGATTTCCAGAGCCATGGTGTGCCCTGCGCCGCCGTAGTGATGCTCCACGCGCGTAATACGGTAGTTGCCCTTGATGCCAAACGCCGGAGAGTTAAACCGCAGTACAACGCCGCTCTGCACCTCATCACAGCCCCAAATCTCGGAGATGGAGCGGGTCTGCCCTACCTTGTCGGCATTCTTGAGCAGGTTTTTGACCATCTGACCGAGCACCGCCGTGCCGGGATTTTCCGTGACCGTTTCGATATGCTGCATAAAGCCGTAGCGCTTGATGGATGCGGCATTGGACGCCTGTGCGCCGATGTACGCCTTGCCGTCGTCCTCGGCGGCAATGACAACAGCGTTGTAGGTGTCCTCAATGCTGTCCTCACCGCTCACCTGACCGAGCGCCCAGGTGATGTCAAATGCGGCGATATTTTTCGCGGGCTTGTGCATCGCCTTGATGGGCGCTGTCGGCAGCGCCTCGACCTGCAGGCCGCTGTCGTCCACGCGGTGGCGGTACTGCTTGCCGGTCGCAGACGTGCAGGTGTCCAGCACATCGCTGATAATGTCAGACGGCGTGGAGCCGGTCCACAGCTGCGTGATCTTGGTCGGCAGGCTGCACACCTTGCCGACTGTCACGCCCGCCTTGGCACACGCCTTGCGGATGACCTGATCGGCGGCAAGGTTGTTGACCTGCAGCACGATCTCGCTCTTGTTGAGATACCAGCCGCGGTCATAGGCGGTGACACCGCCGTCCAGCGTCACCGTGATAATGATGCCCGAGAACACGGTCTTGCCCTGATTGGTCACGCGCACCTTGTCGCCCGGCGCAAGCGCCAGCTTGGGCGTGTACTTGTCCCACGGCGAGATAAACGTCGTAAACGTCAGCTCCGCCGCCAGCGTGTCGAGGTCGTCCGTCAGCGTCATATCACTGGCAAACGCCGTAATGTCGCGCGGCTGTGCGCCGTCGCGGTACAGCACGAGCTTGTGCTCGTCTACATAGCCTGCCGCCATGCGGCGCACCTCCTCATGTGATAAATCGGTATTCTGTCACGGCAATGCTGTACTCCAGATCGCCGTTGCGGCGCACGGTGACGTCAAAGCTGTCCACCGTCACCGGCATGTTAAGCCGTGCCGCACCCTTGCTGTCGAGCACGATCAGGCGGAACGGCACCTTCTTGTCGCGCCACCGGTCGAAGAAATCGACATACGCCCAGCCGTCCGCAGATGCCTCGGACGGCATAAACGGATATCTGTGCACCGGCAGCAGCGCCGTCCACTCCATGTGCCGCAGACCGAGCGTGCCGATGCGGCGATAGTCGCGGCTCAGGCCCTCGTAGGTCTCGTGGTGCTGCTCCGGCTGTGGAATCGGGAAATCCGGCGGACAGTGCGGCAGCGTCCAAACCTCCTCGTTGTTGTTGACCGAGATGATAATTTTGTACACGCACCGCACCTCCTTATGTGTTGCCGAGCGCCGCCAGCACCTTGCGGCCGACGTACTCACCGACCTGCTCGGTATACTCACGGTTGCCGATCACGTTGCCCTGGATGTTGACGTTGACCGTCACGCTCCGACCGCCTGCCGCCTTGACAGACACATCATGCGGGATGATCTGCGTGCCGCTCGGCAGGTTCATAATTTCACCGCCGCGCTCGTTGACCCGGGTCAGGCCGCCGCGCCAGTACGGCGTACCCATGGCATTGCCGTCCAGATGATCGGCAATCCACGACACGGCATTCTTGCCGCCCTTGTAGATGGAGCCGAGAATCGGCACACTCTCGATCTTCTGGTCAAGCCACGAGAAGAAACCCGCGACCTTGTCCTTCGCCGCCGAAAAAGCGCCCGTGATGCTGTCCCGGATGCCGCCGAACGCTGTTTTTATGCTGGTCCACACTTCTCCGGCCTTGGCCTTGACGGTATCCCAGTTTTTATACAGCAGCACACCGACCGCGATTGCGCCCTCGATCAGCAGGATGACCGCGCCGACCGGGTTTGCGCTCATCGCGGCGTTCAGCCCGGTCTGCGCCGCCGTGGCCGCGCCTGTCGCGGCTGTCTGACCGCCGAGCACGCCGGTCATCGTCAGCACGGTCTTTCCCATGCCGAGCAGCGCCGACGCGCCGCCCGCGACGCTCTGGTTGAACTGCGCCAGCTTGACCAGCCCGAAGGCCACGGCCAGCAGCTTGACGCCGGTCTTGAGTCCGTCCGCGTGTTCCCGACACCAGTCCATCGTGTCCCCGGCCCTTTGCAGACCCTGCGCAAAATTCTCATCAAACTGCTGTTTGAGTGCAGACAGATCAAGCCCCTCGACCCATGCGCCGAAGGCTTCCGCCTTCTGCTGCACCCAGTCGAGCGCCGATCCGGAGCGGATTGAGCCGTCCTCGGCGGCGCCCGCCAGCACCCACAGCTGATTTTTAACCTTGGCGCTGGTATCGCCAACCTTAGCGAGCATCTCGTCTAAGGTTGCGTGGTTGCGTCGTGCGTTAATAACCTGCTGATTGTTTGCATAGTAGCTGTCGGCGGCCTTGTCATAAGTCTTGGAGAGCGTATCAACAATCAGTTTCTGACGGGCACTTTCGTCCGAGCAGTTCTGCAGCGCGAGGTTGAAAAAGTCCTCTGCGCTTGAGGCCGACTTGACAGCCTCATTCCATTTCTTGTTGGCTTCGGTGTCAGCCTTGAGTGTAACGCCGAATTTTTCGCCCTCCTTGGTAGCCCAGTTGATGGCGTCGGCAAAAACGCCGGTGATCTGTCCGGTGCGTGCGGTCTCGTTTGCGGACTCTACCAGACCTTCGATTGGCAACGAATCGCCAAACGTGCCGTGCACGCCTGCGGCAATCCGCGTCCACTTGGTGACCTCTTCCTCATTCTTCGCCATGTTTGCGAGCAGCTGGCTTGCCTCGGTCGCGGTGTCGGTATCACCGAGGATCGCGTAAAAATTGCGATAGCTCTTGCGAGCGACATCGGCGGAAAAGCCTGCCGCCTGGAATCCGGCGTTTAACTTGCCCTGCGCAACGCGGTATTCCTCGGTCGCGCCGTCAAGTGCAATAAACGCAGCGGTCATGCCTGCAACAGCCGCACCGGCAGCCTTGACACCCTTCTTTGCAAAATCCCCCAACGCCGTGAGCGATTTGTTCTTGAATGCGACCACCTTGCGGGTGGCCTGCATCATGCTGTCGTCGATGTTCTTGCCGGACTTCTTAGCAGCCTTGGCTGCCGCCACCAGACCGCCCGACATCTCATCCTTTAGTGTCAGGACGGTATTGATTACTTTGTTTTTAGCCATTGCCGTCCTCCTCCTTTGGGTTGTACGCCAGTGCAATGCCGGATGCAATCAGCCACCGGCTATCCTCATACCAGCGCGCCCGGCCTTCCCGCAGCACTGCGCGGTCCGCGAGAGACATCTGCCGGATGGTTTCCGGCGTTATGCCTCTCGGTGCGTAAAATGCCGCCAGGTCGAGCACCGGGTCGCGCTCGATCAGTTTTTTACGGTGTCGGCCCTCGCAGTGTCCGGCGTGTTGTTATCGCGCGGACCGATCAGGCCGAGCCAGCGATACAGCTTGCCGCCCAGCTGGTCAACCTCGTACGGCTGCATCAGCGTCCAGACGGTGTCATACGGGTCGGTAACACCCAGAGCCTTGTGCAGCTCCGGATCCTGCAGATCCGGACAGCAGTCATAGATCAGACTTGCGCAGGCGCGTACCGTGTCTGCCGCACTCTCGGACAGCATGGCTTCGGCATAGCTCAGCTTGGCATCCACGCTCGGCTGTACAAAGGTCAGCATTTCGCCGGCTACTTCAAACTGTTTTGCGTTCTTGCGGTCCTTTGCGCGCTGCTCGGCTTTCGCCGCCAGCGCGTCCAGTAACTTCTTGTCCATGCTTTACTCCTCCTTAAATCGTCTCAAGAACCTCGAAGTGACCGAATTTGAACGGCACTTCTTCCTCGATCTTGCTCTTCTTCTCGAACTTGGCGAGATACATCTCGTCGATGGTCACATCGCGGTACGCGATGCGCTCGACCTTGTTCGTGCCCTTCTGCTCGAGGGCAGTGATAATGGTCATCGTCGGCATCTCGCCAGTCTGGAAGGCGTCCGCCATCAGCTTCAGCACTTCCGAGTCGATCTTGAGCATCGTAAACGTGCCCTCGCCGGAATAACCATTATAAATGCGATAAGTCGCAGGGTCACCGCAGTTGTTGACCTCTTCAAAGTCGCCGGTGACCTTCGCCTCCACGCTCTGGAGCGTGGAAAGGCGCTTGCCGTTGAACCACATATTGCCCTGATTGGAATGGAGCACGCGATTCGGGTTAAAACTATCCATATATACCTCCTTATGCCATCGCGATCGGGAAAATCAGATCGGTCATCGAGTTCAGAATCTTGACATTTGCGGTCAGGTAAACCGTTCTCTTAAACGGGTTGGCCTTGACCGTGTCGTCGTCCCAGCTCTCCGCCTCGCTCTTGCCGGATGCCACCCATGCGGCTCTCTGCGCATCTACATCGATCATTGCGGCGTTCGCATAATCCGGATCAAGGATTGTCTGCTGCATGAGCTGACGGAAATAGCTGCTGTTGAGTGCATTTACGAGCATCATCTGATTATCCCGCGAGTTTCTGTAGTTACCGAGGTAGGTCTCGCGGAATGTCGCCGCAATATCGTCCTTTATCATATCCATGGCCTCGACGGTCTCGATCAGGCACATATCCTCAGTGCGCGTCTTGCCATCCGTGGTCGTCATGGAGTTAATGCCCTGCGCGATACGCACGGTATTGTCCTCGCTGTTAACAAGGATAAACTTGCCGGTGCCAAGCGCCGCATCGTTGTCCTCGACCTCCTGCACCTCTTTCAGATTAGAGCACTGGTAGTTGGTGCTGCCTCTCTTGACGTTGCAGACGGCGAAAATGCCGACAAGGCTCGGCAGAAACGCTACGCCGTCCTTTTCCCCGCGATCATCGGAGAACGTGACCTTTTCGTTGATGAAATTGACAACGTGCATATCATCCGGCAGAGTCGTGAGGTCATAGCAGACCGCCTTGTAGGTTTTCTTCTTGGCGTTGTCCTGCGTTTTGACCCACGCGGCAAGCGCCAGACCGTCAGCGGCACTCTGACCGGCAATAGTCAGCCAGCCGGTTTTGACCGTCTTAGAGATTTCGGTCAACGTGTCGGCCAGTGCGCCGGTGGTATCCAGTCGGAACAGGTGCATCTGGTACGGCGCAAAGCCGAGCAGATCGCAGATGGCGTTGTAGTTGTCTGCGGTGTACAGGCTCTCGTCCGCCTGTGCGGCGCTGAGGTCGCTGTACTGCTTGTGCGTGAAGCTCTTATCCGTATCGTCGCGCACGATCAGGATTGCGATGCCGCGTTCCGAGCGGTCAATGAGCGACACAGCTCTCTGCTCAAAGCTGATTTCGATTTTCGGCATTGTAATTGCCATTGGTTTTACTCCTCCTCTCAGTATTCGAGGGCTTCCATCATTTCTCCGGTTTCGGCGGCGCTCTCGCACCAGCTGAGTGCAAACTGGAGCACCAGCACACCGAGCGATATGGTCGTGCTGACCGTATCGTCCGGCACCAGCACGATCTCGCCGGTGTCGATACCGGTTTCAAGTGCGGCGATCAGGCGTTCCGCCATCTCGCTGCACTCCTCGAGGTACTCCTCCCGCTCGGCGGGATAGTACCAAACGTCCACGTCGACCGACCGTTCCCGCGCACCGCCGCAGGCGGCGTTTCCCTCTGCCGGGAAAATGTCGATTTTGAAGGACGGGCGCACCACGGGTTTGTCGGTGTCCGATTTGGACACCGGAACGCCGGGTGCTGCTTGCTTTAACAGCGCGTTCAGAGCCGCGCGTACTTCTCGAATTGTCATATTTTATCTATCAACTCGTCGATTACATCTTCACAAGCCGAAGCAAATTCCGGCTCAAACTCTTCCTGCGCTTTCTCAAAAACGCCGAAACCCTCAACCTCACCGACCTTGCGGCCGATACCTTTGCCGGGGATTACGCCGCGGCCGTGCCCCTTACCTTTTCCGGGGTTGACGGTCTGGTCGTGTCCCTCTTCAATCAGGTGCGCGTGCGGCGCATTTGAGTAGACACGGACACTCATGCTATTAGCATCTTTCTCCGTCCACACCTTGCCGCGTTTGATGCGCTTGTTGTAGTTGCCGGTGTGCTGCTTAATGTCGAGCGCCCGTACCTTGGCTTTGGTCTTGCGTTTGAGCTTGTTGCCCTGCTGCTGCAAAAACTTTCTTTGAGCCTTGCTGGCCTCTTTTGAAGCGAGAATGAGCTTTTCAGAAAAGCCATACAGCTCGGAAATGTCAAATCCGTCACGCATCTTCAACCACCAGCTTCAGCATGACCTCCAGACGGTCGCGGCGCTTGTAATGCGGCTGCCAGTACAGCACATCGTACCGCTGACCCTCGTAGACAAAATACGTTGCAGTGGTCAGTCTGCACGAGCGCGGCCGGATGGTCAGCTTATGCGTAACCTCGGCGCGAACCGTATTACCCGGCAGGGTTTCATTCCTGCCGGACATGACAGTCAGCGCACCCCAGATCTTGCCGTCCTCGGTGTACTGCCAGCAGGTTTCGCCGATGTCGTTTTCAATCTGGTGCTTGTTAAACACCGTCAGGCGGTGTCTGAGATCATTGGTCAGCGCCATTTGCGCCCTCCTTTTCCGGGTATCGGCTGGACATGGCAATGTGATTGAGTAAGGTCTGCACGGTAAACGGCACCTGTGTCACGCTCGTGTCCGTGACAGGCGTGCGGTTTTCGTACCAGTGCGCCGTCAGCTGGAGCACAGCCGTGTCGAACAGCTCATCACTGTCCGACGGCGGCTCCTTGCCGGTCATATCCCGGACGGCAGTGTCTGCCGCCCGGATCAGGATCTCAATCAGCTCGTCATCGTCCGCATGGTCGATGTGGGCGTACAGCTTAAAGCGGTCGAGCGTCAGCATCAGGCGCTCGCCTTCACGAGCTTGCGGACTGCATCGGCCTGGCTCGGCTTGCAGTCGAACATCGCGCAGCCGAGGAACAGGAACGCATTGGTCTTGACGTCAAACGTCGAGGTAATGGTCACGTCCTCCGGCATATTGCCGATGACGGTGGACAGGTCAGCCAGATACGCCTCGTGGTCACCGATGCGCTCGTCGATGAGCACCGGATAGCCGTAGATGTAGTAGCTGCCGCCCTCGATACGAACGAGGTCGTTCTTGGACTTGTCCTGCAGCGGCATAAAGTCGGTGAACAGGGTTTTCTTGCTCATCAGGAACTGTGCGCCTGCATCGTAGCCGCCGGGCAGCAGTGCGATGAGGTCGAGCACGTTCTGGTTGGTCAGTGCGGCAGTCTTGCCGACAGTGACCGAGTTGGTCGCGCCCCAGGTATTCGCCTTCTCGATGCCGGTGCCCTGATCCGTGCCGGTGCCCTTGATGATGGTGTCCGAGATCAGCTTTGCGATCTTCTTCGCCAGCATATCGGTCAGCCAGTTCTCGAATACATCGAGCGCCATCTGCTGTACGGACTTGGAAATCTGCACGAGCTTGGTGATCTCGTACGCCGACAGGTTGATCTTGGTCAGGCCGGTGTCGGTGGCAGTGATAGCCGCATTCTCGGTGTGGTATTCTGCATCCGCCTGCTCGCTCTCAACCGCAAAGGTGACATTGCCCGGCACGCGCAGCAGCGTTACCTTGTCCAGCAGCGGTGCGTACTGGTGCACCTTCTCGATGATGGTGTTCGCGGTCTGGGTCGGCACCAGCGGACCGGCGGAAGCCGTTGCAGTGGACCATGCACGCTGCTCGGTTTCGGTCAGCTCGTTGTTTGCCAGCGTTTTCAGCCATGCGGAGCGGTATTCCTCGCTCGAGCGGTCATACTCGCGCTGCTCCGGCGGAGTCGGCTGCGGCTGGAACGTGCGTGCCTCGACGCCTGCGCCGTTTGCGATCTTGTTCAGCAGATTGCGGCGCTGCTCCGCCTGTCCCAGCAGGGTCTTGCGCTCCTCGAGCAGACTGTCGGTTTCGGTGCTCAATGCGTCAAGGTCTGCACCCTCGCTGTCCATCTCGGTGCGGATGGCTGCCAGACGCTCCTCGATCTCGGTCATGCGGTTCTTGCCTGCAAAAAACTGCAGGCCGACCTGATTGCGGAAACCGCCGAAGATCGCCTGCTTGTTCTGATTCTTGCTCATTTACTTTTCCTCCTTTGTAATACCATAGGTTTTCAGCTTGAGTTCCAGCCTGCGGCGCTTGTCCGCCTCCGCGTGCTCGCGCTCGGCCTCCGCCTTTGCCCACGAGCGTGCCGCAATACTGGTGCCGTCGTACGCCGGAATATCCACCGCCGCCACATCAAACACCCGCTTGAAACCGGTAATGCGGCGCAGATGCTTTGCGCGGTCATATTCCTGCTTGTTGACGGTGAACGCGAACGACATCTGATCCAGATAACCGCCCCGGATTTCCTCGTAGAGCCTCCGCCCTTCCTCGGTGCCGGACAGGTCAGCCGAAATACGCAGACCGCGTGTGTCCACAGTCAGCTGCAAGGTGCCGTTCTTGGTTCGTGCCACGGGTTTACCCCCATGGTTATAATTCATCACGACATCGCGCATCTCCGCTCCCGTAAACGCGCTCCTGTCGATGACTTCCTTGTATTCGATACCGTCGTACTCGTACAGCACGGTTTCCTCATCAAAAACCGCCGCGTACCCTTCCACACGGTACTGCTTATCCTCTTCCCCCGTGTCCAGCGCCCGCACCTCAAAGGTACGGTAATCACGGGTTTCCGGTGTGATCGCCATTGTTGCCCTCCTTTGACGTATCGCCCACGGCGTCCAGATTGGACACCTCTGTGTACTCCTTGCGGATGTAGTGCTTGTCGCCGTCCTCGACCGGCGACATATTAAAGATTTCCAGACCCTGATTGTGGGTCAGAAAGCCGCGGTCGAACAGCTGCGTCACGACGTTCAGCTTGGTCTGGTTGCTCGCATACTGCAAACGGTTCGCCGTTGCGATGATGGACGCACCTGCCGCGATTTCCTCTGACGTAAACGTCATAGCCGTCAGCACCAGCGACAGCTGAATGGCAAACGGCTCAATAAATCCCTCGTAGTAGGCGTTCCACTCATCCTCATTGTAGGTGTTGGTGAGGATTTTCTCGTTAGTGCCGAAATACTCGAACACACTCGCGCGGATCAGCTCCTGCTGCTTGGGATTGACGACCATTGCCGCCGACTCGATCTGCTTAACGTCCGCGTACTTGCTGTCGAACATGGCAACGCCGGTCGAATTACCGGCCAGATTGTCCCGCGCAAAGCGTTCGCGCTCGGCAGTGATGTCCTTTTCCTTGAGGTTGCCGTTCAGCCGAGCCAGGAACCGAATGGTCGTTGCATTCTTGATGCCGTTGATAATGCCCTCGGCCTGCGTCTGCGCCATCTGCATGGTCGGCATGAGCGGCCGGTTGTCCGAGCCGAAGAAATCGTCCTCGTACTGGTGCTGGGTCAGGATACCCGCTCGGTTCAGTTCGATCGCGGCCTTTTGACCGCCCCAGAAGCTGTACTGCAGATACGGCTCACCGCCGTACTCACGCACCGAGGACTGCTGCGGCAGTACCGGATAATAGCCGATCAGCCGTCCGGCGCTGTCCTCCATCGGCACGATAAAGGCGTTGTTCTGCACCAGATAGATGGTCGCCAGCCGCGCAAGGAACTTGCTCGCATCCATAAACGGATTGGGCTGCATCCCGAGCACGCGCCGCAGATCCGGCCGGGCATCGCCTGTCACCTCGAGGTGCAGCTTGCTGCAATGCCGCGCAAACGCCGCAATCGCCGCGCGTGTCAGCTCCATTTCGTACAGACCGCCTCGATAAGTCGTGTAGACCGGCTGGTAGGCGGTCAGTGTCTTAAAATATTCCCTCGGTGCTGTGCCGCCGGGCGGCCTCCGCGGGAACAGCTTTTCCAAAAGCCCCAATGTACTTACGCCTCCTCGTTCATCGTTACATAGTCATCGTAGTGGTCCTGCAGCACCTTGTACGCGCAGATCAGCGCAACCGTGCCGTCAATTCTGCGGCGGCTGTCCGTGATCTTGACCGGCTGAATGTTGCCGTTGATGTCGGTGCGGACCTCGGTGTTGACCATGCACCACTTGTCGATCGGGTTGTTGTTATCGACCACCAGACCGGCGCCGAGGTCGGCCTTGAGGTCCTTCATCGGCTGGGACAGGCTGAGCGTGCCCTGTCGGACAGGTATCATGCACTGCTCGCCAAACTCGGCCTTGAAGCGGTCGAGCAGGCTGTCGTCAATGTGCCACGGGTCATAGCCGATGTAGCGAACGTACAGATCGTCCTCGTCGCGCAGCTCCATAAACCAGTCGAGCATGACCTGCTTGTCCACCTTGTTGCCCGGCACGGCACGCATCAGGCCGCGCTTGACCCACAGACTATACGGCACGCTGTCGCGCTCACGGCGGTTGCCGGCAGCCGCATCGGCATCAAGCACACGTTGCGGCAGCCAATACATACTCCGGCGGTAAATCTTCGGGTCGCCCGGCCGCTGACAGATAGCCGTTGCCGCCGCAAGGTCGATGCTGTCTGCCGCATCCATGCCGCCGATGGCGTAGTCGAATGCAATATTGTACGTTTCGGGATTGGAGCACTCCGCCCAGGTCAGCCAGCTTGTCGCAGCGTTTTCTTTGAGATTGAAGTCCTTGACCAGCACGGTCGGCAGGAAGGACGGGTCTGCGTCCGCCTTTTTGACCATGCGCCGCAGGTAGTCCACCTTCTTGATGGTACCAAGTCCGGGATTGGCCTTGATCCACATTTTCTCGCTGCGGTACTCGTCCCGCTCGTCCAGCTCGTAGATCCATGCCAGGAACGTGTCATCGTCAATCGAGCCGTCAATCACACCGGCGGCATACTCGTACTGGGCATCGAAAATGCTCTCGCGCACAAAGCCGTTGGTCGAGATGGAGAACAGCAGCGGCTGCTCGCGTGCTGACATGGACTGTTTCATGTCATCGTAGATGGCGCGGTTCTTGATAGCGGCCAGCTCGTCCACGAGTACGCCGTGGGCGTTCAGACCGTCGAGCGTGTTGGTGGCCGAGGCCAGCGCCGTGATAAAGCCGAGGTTGTACGGATAGTACAGGTCGCTCTGGCGCTTGCGGATAGCCGCCGCCAGCTCCGGCGACTGCTTTCGCATATTGACGCAGGCGTTAAAGCTCTTCGCCGCCTGCTCCCGCTTGGTTGCGATGGAGTAAATCTCCGGTGCACCCTCGCCGTCGTTGACGAGCAGGTCGATTTCGATACCAGCGCACTCGGTCGTTTTGCCGTTCTTACGTCCCTCGACGATCATGCACTCCTGATACTGCCGCAAACCGGTGTGTGCATCGACAAAACCGAAGATGGCCTGCCAGCGTGCTTTCTGGAACAGCTCCAAGCGCAGCGGTGCGCCGAGCTTACCCTGCGGCTGCTTGCAGAATCGCTCGACGAACTCAATGTGATGGTTTGCCAGGGCTTCATCGAACACCCACGGCCGGTACTTCTCCGGGTGACGCAGCTTGTCAAGCAGGACGGCACACAGCGTTCTGACCTTGCGGCAGGCAGTGATTTTGCCGGTCAGCACCAGACAGGTGTACTGCTCCAGCCAGTTTTCACCCTCCGTTGCCGGTGTTTTCTTTGCTTCGCGCTCCATGCGTTTGACAAGACGTTCTCTCGCCTGTCTGGGGTCTGTTTTGGCTGCCGTACTGCTCACCTCCTCCGGTTTCGCCTGCTTTTGCGCTCTGACGGACGCACCCGGGCGATCCCATTGCCGGGTGTGCCGCCGTATCCTTGCCCATATACTCGATATGGGTGGACGGAATGGCAATACCGTCCGTCACAGCGCAAAAACAAAAAGAACCGACAGCACCATCTCTGGCAGTCTGTCGGCTCTGGGCTCCAAGGCCTCTGGCTCTCGTTGTTACTTCTCGTTGTCGGTGTTCAAATTGGACACCGTTTCCCGCATTTTCCGGTGCGGGCACTCCGTCACCTGCGATGCCCGCGTCCAGGCGCTTTCGCAGAATCCCTGGCTGTTGATCATCGGGCAGGTCAGCGGACAGATCGTGCGCTTTCCCATCAGCCGATACGCCTCCCTGCGGTCGTGCGCTGCCACTCAGTCAGGGCATTCATTTCCCCGTTGGACTCCGGCAGCAGGTCGCACAGCGTCTTGATGACCGTGGTGTAATTTTTGATCATCGTGTTGTACACTTCGACCTCCGGCGACTTCTTCGTGCCGAACTGATTTTCGCCGTTCTGGTACTCGGACACACAGCCGTTTTCGTTGATGGAATCCCGTAAATCCTCCAGAGTTACGGCCATAAAAGCCGCATTATCCATGAGTTTTTCGGCGGTTTTCCGCTTGTTTTCATCAATTTTTGCAAAGACTTCTGCGAGCTTCTCGCGCTCGCGTTTTATTCTTGTTTCGGCCTTCGGTTTTCCCATGCCGCACCTCCTCTCAACTACACCCCTCCTGCACCCGTCACTCAGCCTAATCTGGGTTTTGGGGTGCGGTCTTCCGTCGGTCAGCGCCGCGGCTCGAATGGGGGGAGTAGGTTTCCGTCTTCGTCAAAGCCGCAGCGGCCGTTCTTTGCCATGTGCTCGATGTCGTGACAGTGATGGCACAGCAGCTCGAGATTAGACCAGCCGAGCGTCCGTGCCGGATTGCCCATGTCCTGCGGCCGCAGTGCCTTGCGGTGGTGCACGATCAGTCCCGGCTTGCCGCATCGCTCGCACAGTCCGTGCTTGCTGACCATGTAGGCCTCGCGGGTGTCGCGCCATGCCGCCGAGTTGTAGAATGCCTTCGCCCATGGCTTAGCCATGACGATCACCTCGCATCACAGCAATCGCACCGGCGCTCTCGAAGATCATCTGCTCGAGTACCTCAACCCGTTTGTGCAGTTTCCATCGCCGTTCGGCACACTGTTCCGCACGAATAAGCAGAGCGACTTCATCCCGGCGCTGTTTCAATCGGATCAGGTTCTGCTCATACTCATCTGCGATTTCAGCAATGCTTTTCACGACGTTCACCGCTTTCGGGGAAAATAAAAAGCCGACAGCGCGCACTCCTCACGGAATGTCACGCGGTCGGCTCTGGGCTCCAAGACCTCTGGCTCTCACCGTCAAAGCTGACGATGGACTCGCACTTGCAATATTTGCACCAAAGCGGGAAACACCTCAGCACAGTTTGTCCCGGCATGACCATAACACCAGTTGGCCGGCCACATCGCGGGCACACGATTTTCATCTTCTGTTTATGATTATACACTCGTTTTCCGCTCCCGTCTACCCTTTCGGCGTTGTTTCTCCGGCCCCCTGTCATATGTTATAGACAGTTCCAAGCCAGAATCAACGCGCTTGTGACTGCGCGCTGTCTTACTATTATAATGTATGGTTTTCGGCAACAGGTATTTGATGTACTTGCAGCTGGCTATCTCGTTGCGGCCGCCGCCCTCATCGAGCACCTGTGCGCCCGGTGGTGCGTCAACACTCGTGCCGTCGTCCACCCACTCGTAAGTCGTGACCGGTCGGTCAAGGTTGCGACTGGGTACAAACTGTTTTTTGCCGTTCAGGCTCGCTTCCCGGCGTTCTTTGGTAAGATAACCGGCCCAACCGTCGTAGCCACGCTCACGGATGTAATTGAGCTGCACATCATCGCCCCAGAGCCAGAGCGACTTGAAAAGCTCAAGATCGCCGCCGATTGCATTGATAATAATATGCGCGTGAGGCCGGTGGTCTCCGTGCCTGCCCTCGAGGACGTAGATGTACTTGATATCCGGCAGACCTCGCGCTTTGCGGTAGGCCCGCATCTGCGAGAACACTTTGCCGAGGTGCTTGCGTGTCACGTCGGCGCTCTCCGGTAAATCCTCATCGCGATACGTCGCAGTCAAAACCAGATCGTTGTCCGCAAAGTTGCACGCGATCAGCTGCTCGAGCTTGCGCTGTGCCGTATTCGCGTTGGTGCGCTGCACCTGCTCCTCCGTCACCTCGCGGATGCGCTTGCGCTCCTGCTTGCTGGCGTTTGGACGCGGTACAGTGTAAACCGCGTCCCAGACGAGCCGTCCGGCCCGCACTGTTTTCCTTCGTTTCACTTTCCCCTCCCCGGTGTTCAAATTGAACACCATAGCGGACGAGTTACCCCGTCCGCATGTAGTTCTTAAGAATACCCGCGATTTTCATTTTTGTCAATCGCAGGGATTTTTTAAGTATCGCTTCGCCTCTCGCAAAACTCTGCCACCGCCTGCAGCTTGTCGGCCGCCTCTCGCATGATCGCGCAGCCATGCACGCCGCAGTTATGCTCATGCCCGCAGCCCAGGCAGGCCAGAGAGCCGGTCTGGACTTTCAGCCTTCTGAGGGCTTCGATAAGTTCATCAGTTTTCATATTTGTCCGCTCCTTCCCCATAAAACAAACTGATTTGATCTGCAAATTTGCTAAACCGCTTTTCGGCAGCATCGAAATATGTCCGGTCGATTTCAAAACCTGTGAAATCCAGTCCAGCCTTATATGCCGCGATCCGGCTGCTGCCGCTCCCTAAATGGGTATCCAGCACGCGCATACCCGGCGACGCATAACGCTGAAACAGCCAGTCATACAGCGCAACCGGCTTTTGTGTCGGGTGAATACGCACCTCATTGAGTGCCTTATTCCCTTGCTGAATGTGCCCCTCCGCAACGCTTTTCCCCTGCAGCATACCGCTCCACATATACCGAAATAGACGCACGCTGGTAAACAGGTCGGTGGCGGCAATCTCGCAATCCGAGAAACTCGAGCTTTGGTTGCATTTGTCCCACACAATCCGGCCGGGCGCGAAATCATAGCTGAAATAATTGCAGCCCCAAATGATGTAGTGCTTTGACACTCGCCGCAATTCGTCAAAGTATGCCTTTCCCGGCACTTTCCATGCTGCTGATACAGGGTAATAATTGCGCCGCACTCTGGTTCGGCTTACGTTGGAGCCGTAATAGTGGCGGCGTTCCGGTCCGCTAAAGTACGGAGGGTCTACCACAGCGAGATCAAAACAGCCGTCTTGGAACTGCGCCATTCCCTCCATGCAATCCATGCAGTAGCAATGGTTGGTTTCAAGCATGGCCGTTGCTCTCCCGTTCCAGCAGCTCCTTCCGCAGCTCCTTGAGCTTGTCCGTCAGCAGGCTCTCGGCCTTGCTCCCAGCTTTCAGCTTGCCGCCCTTGTCGCAGAGATTGAAACGCGGGCGGTTGACATTATGCGTGCCGCCGCCAGGAAAGAAGTCGTCACCCGCGTACCAGCTTGCGGTGAAAAAGCTGCCGTCCGGCAGGTCGAGCCGGTACACGCTAAGCCCGATCTCGGGCGCCTTGTGCCAGATGCCCCAGTTCTGCCAGCCAGACAGCACGGCCTTGCGCTTGCTCTCGTTCGTCAGGGCGATAACGTCCTGGCGGGTCAGTTCCAGTATCATACTTTCCCTCCCAATTCTTTTAACCGTGTCATCGGGCACTGCTCGCACTTGTCTACCAACGCTTCATAGTCCATCTCAAACGGAAACTTGCAATACTCATCGCAGATCTCACCTGCGTACTTGTTCACCGCCTGCTCCCAGCAGCCTGTATGGAATATCGGACCAGAGCGCACACCCTGTCCGCAAAACTTACACTTAGCCATTATTCCGGCGTCACCTCCGTCCAATGCGTTACTGTTACGCTTGCCGGGCAGTCCTGGTCTTCAGCAAAGCGCCAGCCATCCTCCCAGCGGACATACTCGCCATAGCTGCCGTTATCCTTGCGGCACAGCAGCGGCACGGCCTCGGGCGGCTGCTCGACGGGATACTCATGCCAGATTTTCGCCTCCGGCCGACCGGCAATCATCTCGAAGGGGTCCACCCCCGCCCAGTCGGCCAGATGGAAAAGGTCATCCAGATCGGGTGCGTGACAGTCCAGCGGATCATCCCACAGCCAGTTCGTATACCAGCGTTTCGGGAAGTTCTCAAGATCTTCATAGCTCGTAATTCCGACGCCAGCGAGCGCGAGCTTGATATGCCGCCGCGCCATCGCGAGCGGCGATTTCATGAAGGCGTCCTCGCGCTGCTGGCGCTCGGCCTTGCGCGTCTCGGCGTCCTTCGCGCTTGTGATGCGCTGCTTGACCTTGCCGCAAACGAGCTTACAGCCGTCCGCTTTGTAGCACTCATGGCAGCAGCCGACGCAGTATTCCTTTTTCACCCATGCGGCACGCTTGTCCGCTCCGGTGCAAGGCTCTATGCAAGGCGACGCCTCCGGGCAGGTCAGCGGCGCAAAGTCAAATCCCGCAGCCTTGCGATGCGCTTTGATTTTCTTGCTGTCGAGGCTCCAATAGCGGTCTTTGTATGCGCCGTGCAGTTCTCTTTGCAGGTCTTCGTCGCACTGGCTCAGCTCGTAGGCGGCGCTGTCGTTGATACGGTGGCACTTAAAATCGCCTTTCCACGCCTTGGTCAGCCCGTTGTCGATTGCCTTTGCCCTGGCGATCTGGCTCTCGGACGTTTTGAGCACCTCGGCAACGTAGCTGCGCAGCTTGCCCGGCAGCTCGACCACGCCACGCGCCTGCAAATCCTTGAGCGCAGCCTCGATTTCCTTTGCGGCTCGTCCGGTGTACTCAGCGGTCAGACCGCCGCCGCCGCGTGCCATGGTGTTGGTCCAGTGCAGGATCAGCGTCTGGATGGACGGATCAAGGTCGGCATCGAGCACAATACAGGGCGCGGCCTTGCGGTCGAGCAGCGCCAGCGCGTTCCTCCGGCGGTGTCCTGCAAGGAGTAAGTACCCGCCCTCGGTCTTGCGGCGCACAACGAGCGGCTGCTGCAAGCCAATCACATTGATGGACTCGGCCAGCTCGTCAATGTCGTTCTGGGCGTAGCTGTTGTTCTCGTTTTCCTCGATTTCGGCGAGTGGAATCTGTTCCACCCGCATTTCTCCGGTGTTCGATTTGGACACCGTCTCGCCCATCAGCTCCGCAAGATTAAATTTCTTTGCCATC